ATGCAACTGACATTAGTTCGTCATGGGGAAGCTGCTCCGCCAGTAAATGGTAATGATATTAAACGTCCCCTTACTGCGCGTGGACATGCACAGGCTGAGCAAACGGCAACCTTTTTAAAAGATATTGTAAAACCAGATATTTTTGTTGTTAGTCCTTTGCTGCGTGCTCAGGAAACGTTGGCGCATATCCAGACCTATTTTAAAGATGTGCCAGTGCTGTTATGCGACAAAATTAAGCCTGACGATGATGCAAAAGAAGCGATTGAATGGCTATCTCAAATTCCATATGAGTCGATTGTGGTTGTTTGCCATATGAATGTGGTAGGGCATATTGCAGAGTTACTTACTCATGAAAATTTCAATCCATTTGCACTTGCTGAAGCTAGAATTTATGATCAAGCTGTTATTGCAAATGGTTTATCAACACAAAAAAATAGTTTTATACCCACAATATAATTAAAAAGGTTATTTAGCCCACATGCTGTACATATTGTTGATAAAGTTGAGATTAAAATTATTCTCATAATTTGAAACCTGTTAAATATCAATAATTTATATTGTTTTTGTGGGTTAAATTAACCTATTTTAGTCACCTATATTTGCACCATATAGTGATTATTTTGACTATTTTTTTTATAAAATGAGTAAAATAAAAAGTAATCTGCACCAAATCTACACCAAGAATGAAATTACCTAAATCTATTAAGCGTGGGCAAACGTACCGCATTACGGTGACCTACGAAAACAAAAGATATTCATGCACCAGAGACACAGAAAAAGAATGTGAACAATGGGCAGCAATGAAGTTGCTTGAGTTGAAATCTGGAAAAGTTCAAGAAGAAAAGGGGATAAAGACACCTTATCCTTTTAAGATGCTTTGCGAAAAATATTATGCAGAAAAGGGAATTAAATTAAGATCAAAGCATGTCATTAGAAATAAGTTAGACAATCTGGAACGTATTGTTGGTGAATTGGCATCTAAATCAATATATGACTTCAAGCCAAGCGATATAGCTAGGTGGCGAAATAAAAGGGTACTTGAAGTAAAAAATGGAACCGTCTTATATGAGTTCTCTATTTTTTCCTCAATATTTACCTATGCTCAAAAAGAATTATTTTTAATTGAATCGAATGTTTGGCAAAACGTAATTAAACCTGAAAAGGGGAAGAGCCGAAGCCAGCGTATTACTTTTGAAGATCAAGAAAAAATTCTACAACAAGCCAAGTGGGATAAAAATAACCCTCCAAGATTCGTAAAGCATTATGTCTGCTGGGCAATGCTATTTGCGCTTGAAACAGCAATGAGACAAGGCGAAATTCTGGGTATGCGGAGAGAGGACATTAAAGATGGCTTTGTCCACCTTCCTATGACGAAGAATGGCGAGTCTAGGAATGTGCCATTATCTAAAGAGGCAAAAAGACTTCTATCATTACTTCCATCAAACACGGATATTTTACTGCCGGTTAAAGCTGAGACTTTTAAACGGACATGGATAAAAATTCGTGATGCTGCTGATTTAAAGCATATTAACTTTCATGACACGCGACATGAAGCAATTACAAGAATGGTTCGAGAAAGGAAATTACCAGTTGAAGTACTAGCAAAAATAACAGGGCATAAGACTATTGGTATTTTAATTAACACGTACTACAACCCAAATGCTCAGGACCTTGTAGAAATGTTTAATAGTAGTGAGAGCTAGTTAGCTCTCTTTCTACCACGTTTGTTTGCATCTTTTTTTGTTAGTATTTGTCGTGCTCGCTCAGGATCGTACATGTGCTTACCTTCTGTACCTTGATTGATTGAGACAAGCTTTTCTCGAATGGTAGTAACACTTAAGTTATATACCTTCGCCAATTCAGCAGCACTTACTAACTCTTGTTTAACCTGCTCAAGCTTGGTGACAATAGCGCCACCAAGATTTTGACCAAGTAAAATCTGAGGAGGGGTATCACCCTCCAAAGTGATTGAAAACTGCATAATCCCCATTCACCCCTCCATCTCATTAAACTTCTTAACGATTGCTTTTTTGGCTTTCATCAAAAAGTACTCACGTTCATCTTCTTCAAAACACCCATCGCCTTGTGGCTCTTGAGAATACAAAATGGTCTCATCACCGCAATCAGGGTAATCAACTCGAAATTCGCCATGTCTTAAGCGTAGATATCCGATCTGTTGACCTTGAAAAACTGCAATGTATTGTTCAGGGCTTTCATCACATGTTTTGAGTAGTTCAACTTCATCAGTAGTCAGTAACATTTCACCCCTCCTTACTTTCCGCTTTAACAAAATCTGTACCTTCTGGATCTATCCCAAAATATTCACAAATTTCTGTAGCTTTTGTCGCACCTGGCCCATGTCTGGATACATGAACCCAATTCAAAACGTACTTTGGCTTTTTACTATTCATGAGAGCCATTAGATAAAGTTGCTCAATTTACGAGCATTGGTTACCAATAATAACGGTGAGCCAAGAACAACAAGTTATGCAGTTGCTCAAGCATTTGGAAAGAGGCATTCAGACGTTCTCCGCTCCATTAAAAATATGAAGTGCTCCACAAAGTTTCGTGAGCGCAATTTTGCGTTTACCTTAGAAAACAAGAAGATAGGAAACACAAAACGACAAACAGGTTTTTATCAGATGACTGAGCGAGGCTTCATGTTCCTTGTAATGGGATTCAACGGTGAAAAAGCAGATGCCATTAAAGAGCAATTTATTGATGCATTTGAGTGGATGGCTAATCAACTCAGTCAAGTTTTCCAATCAAAATGGGCTAGATATAACTCTCTAACGAATTATCACCAAGGCAGAAAAGCACAAATCAGTGGATGTGCGAGCGCAATGGGCCAGTGGCGATGGGAAAAAGAACCGCTGGAGAATGAAATTAAGGAATTGGAATATCAGCTTCAGCCACAACTTGACTTTAAGGATGCCAAATAATGGAAATCGCATACATTGTTGCTGAATGCCGTCCATCCACGGACGAAGATAATTATGCCGATATTAATATTGGTGATGATAGCTACATTTTTTGCTCAATTGAGCCTGTTATGGATACGGGTAATTGGCAGAAAAACATTCAGGCTGCAATTCTAATTGGTATCGATATTGAGCGAACTAGGCCAGAACACAAACATATAACCCTTCATGCAGAAAGCATTTTGAAACTTTGCAAGGGTATTCAAGGTAAGCCCATAAATGCCTGAGAACACAACCAAACAACGCCCTCAATTCGAGGGCTTTTTAATGCCCGAAAATTAAGGAGAACTTAGATGAGTTCTGGTGCACGTATTAAATTATATTATGCTGAAGAGCAAACCCCCGAAGTATTACCAACTACACCAGTTTGGAAAACCGTACGCCGAGTTACTGATGGCTTAACTGAAAACGTCACTACTGAAGCATCAAGCAGCGTTGCAGATACTCGCTTCCGTCAAGGCGGCATAGCTACTGAAGCAGAAATCACAGGTTCTTTAGAAGTTGAATTATCTATTGGCTTGTTTGATGACTTCTGGTCAGCAGTTGCAATGAATAACTGGGCCAGTGATGTTCTTAACTTTGGCGGTAATGTTCGAAAAACATTTACCTTCGTCAAAGTTTTTGAAGATATTAATCAGGTATTTATTTACCGTGGTGTACGCATAAATGTAGCTACGATGTCTATTGCTACTACTGGCAAAATCACAGCTACATTTGGCTTGATGGGCACTCTGTTTGAGCGCACTACTACAAACCCTGTTATTTCGCCTTTACCAGTCCCTGAATTAGTCCTTGTTTCAGCGCTTAACGTCGGTGATCTTAAAGTTAATGGTGAAACAGTTGTCGGAACTGCTTGTATGCAGTCTCTTGAATTGACCATTAACAACAATATGGAAGCAATCCGTTGTATTGGATCTAAAAAGCTCACTGCAACGACTTATCTTGAAAAGATCGTAGATGTGACTGTTAACACTCAATACATGTTCTCGGCGCAATCAGCAGCCTATATCGACTTCATTAAAACCCGTGACACCATGCCTTTAGAATTCTCTATTGAAGATGATGCAGGTAATGGTTATGCATTCCAGTTCCCACAATTAGAAGTGGCTGAAGCTAATCACCCTGATGGCGGTGGAGAAGACACCATCACAGTCGACATCAACTACAACCATATTCGCGTATCGCCAGTTATTACTCGTGTGATTGCGCCTGTAACACCTTAAGAAGGGGAATTAAAAGTGGCTTTTGATATTATTGAAAAGAACAAAGATATTACTTACCCATTTGAATGGGTAGATTTCCCATCTGGTGGAAAATTTAAGATTAATGGAATTATGCAGCCAGAATTTCAGCGGGCACTAGAGATTTTTAATCTAGAAACCGCAGAAGAAAAGGCTGACATTAACCTTATTACAAATGAACGCATTGAAAAGCGTAACGATAAGTTTGCTTATGCTGTCGGTGTATTCCTTGTAAATGACTGGAAGGGCATCGAATTAACAGATGGTTCAGCGCTCGAATACAACCGTACCAATGTCGAAACTATCTTCTGTAAATCTGCACAAAAGAATCAGCTAATTGATTTTGTGATTAAAGAAGCTACCCGCATTCAAACAGAATCCCTTAAGAAGCTTCAGGACATCGTGGGAAAGTCACAACCCTCTACACCTACGCGAACAAGTACGCGGGTCTCACGGACCACGAAAAAAAGCAAAGAGAAGCCCTCGGGGTAAAGCTTCCTGATACTCCTGACTATTCTTATGTTGCTAATGCCATCCTGTCTGCATATAACACGATTGCACGGTCTAGGCGCTATGAACAAGGTGTTCCTCTGGCGTTAGATATATCAGCAATTAATGCTTATGTTGAGCAATACGACTTACCGGTTGAGCGTTACATCTTTAATGACTGTATCTTTACGCTTGACGATATGTTCTTGGATGAGGCGCATAATAAGGAGAAAAAGGTTGCAAAACGAAAAACTTAAAACTACATCATCTCGGAAGTATCTTATAAGATAAATATCTAATAACTAAATGATATTTCTATTGATACTTTTTGTAGTTTATTCCTATGTAATTGTGATGTATTCTACTTGAAATAGGTGCTTGTGACTTGCATAAGTAACGTTAGGGAGACAGTCATGTAAACTTAAAGATTATTTATAATCATCAATGTTTCTGATTGAAGATATGGAAATCTATAAGCGGTCTAAAAAACTTATGTTTTAGATCGCTTTTATTTTAGTGAAGGGTTTTAAAGATTAGTTACATCCTTTAATATATTATTGATTATAAAATATAAATAGGGTCTGTATGGCTAATCAGTATGTTCTAAAAGGTGGTATAGGCACAATCGATGCTGAGCGGGATATATTTTTACAAGACTACTTTTTAGAAACCCAAATTTTTAACGATTTAATATGTTTTGATGAGGATGATTTTTCTTTTACAAAGAGAGTTATTGTTGGAAGAACAGGTTCTGGGAAGACTGCTTTATTAAAAAAAATTAATAGCTTGCCTAAGATGACTTCAGTTTCAGTGGAAGCTGAATCAATGATTTTTGAACACATAAAAAATAATATTTTTATAAATACTCTCATAGAAAATAAAATTGATATTCGTATTTTTTATAAATCTTTATGGTTGCATGTACTTCTAATTAAGGTACTAGAACTAAGTTTTCCTAAAGATAATGTATTAGGCACTCTCCAAGCCTTAGTATTTGAAAAAAATAAGTTGGCAGCAGATTATGTAAACACTTTCGGTGATAACTTCTTCAATGATAATGTTATTTCTGAAATAACAAATAAAATGCAAAAAGAGTTAACCGCAACCCTAGGCGGAGACGTAGAAAAATTAAAAGTTGGAATGTCTGGTAAAAATATTAATGAGGTCACAGAAAAAATTCAGTCACAAACTAGTAGATATGTAAACACAGAATTATTGTCTAAACAAAAACAAATAATAAGAACTTTAGTCGATAGTAATAGAGATAGAAAAAGAAAATTTATTATTAGTATCGATGATTTAGATAGATCTTGGTTAAATGAAAATGAAATTAGATATGATTTTATAAATGCCTTATTAGATGCTTTTAGGGAGCTAATAGATATTAAAAATATTAAAGTTTTAATATCTATTCGCACAGATATTTTGAAGGGTGTATATAAAAACAAGCTCCGACAAGAAGAAAAAGATTCATCTTTGATAGCGCATGTTGAATGGAGAAGAGATGAGATTATAAACTTACTTGATAAAAGAATAGGATTTTTAATAGAACGCCAATACACTAGTGAAGGTGTGACTTTTAAGGATCTATTTAATTTTTATGTAGATGGTGTTACTGCCGTTGATTATATTCTTGAAAGAACAATGCTAAGACCTCGAGATGCAATTGAATTTGTGAATTTGTGTTTAAAGAAAGTTTCTTGGGATGCCGCAGTTTTAAATGAGAATATTGTTCTTGAAGCAGAGGAAGAATTCTATTCTGGACGGAAGTCAGCTTTATGTTCTGAATGGTATAGCTTATTTCCTAACTTAAGAAGTTATTTAGACGTTTTATCCGTTTTTGAAAGTCAGTGTATTAATTTAAATAAGTTATCTACTCAGAAGGATATTATTTGTGAAGTTCTTTTAAAGTCTGAAAATCTTGAAGATGAAGTGATAAAAAATTGTGTAGATTGCTCAGATTTTAGAGACATTTTGAATATATGGTTTGTATGTGGGGTGGTGGGTAGAAAAAAGACAGATCATGTCATCATTTATTCTAATCATCAAAAAATGGAATTGGATATAACGGACTTCAATAAAGAATTTGTAATCCATCCGCTATTTTTTAGAAATTAAAGAATTTGATTTACCAGAATAAGTCTTTTTAATAGCCCGCCTAGTGTGGGTTTTTTATTGCGCCAATAAGCACCGTGAGGTGCTTTCTAAAGGTATGTTTAAGGCTGTTCGGTCAAATTGACCGAGAAGGGTCAAGCAAGTGAAGGTAGAGTGTTGATATTAATTAGTGATCTTGTTCTTTAGCTATTTTTTCAATAATTAAGCTCTGCTTAGTTACGGTTTCTTGCAAGTTTTGGATAACATCTATAAAGGTGTTGATGGTTTCTAGGTGTTTATAACTACTGGCTAATTGTTCCTCAACCCTCATTGCCATTTCAAGATCATGATCAAAACTCTGCTCTAGGCGCATCTGAGCTTCGGCATTAATAGAGCGACCATTCTTTAATGCAGCTTCCTTAATTTTATCTTTTAATTTTTCTGGGATGCGAAGATTGAACTGAACATCAGCCATGGCACAACTACTTACTTAAAAATTAGTAGCATTATGCTACCTATTAGTGTTGACATCAATGTTAGCGTTTTGCTATGTTAGTGAAATGCTAACATTGGCATGAAAAAATGATATTGGAGAGAAAATGAACGCTGTTCAAATGAACACGAGAATGCCTCAAGAACTAAAGTTGTTCTTGCTTGAACAGGCAAAGAAGGAAGGTCGCTCTTTAAATAACTATTTAGTTAGACACTTTGAAGAGTTAAAAAAGAAAATAAGCCAAGAGAGTGCGAAAGCATGAAATTTAACAGGCACAAAAAAACCTTGCCTTCCGCCAAGAATGTACAAGGTTTAGCTGTGTCACAGAGGACAGATAACTATGTTAAATATACCATTTACGATTGAATCTGACAAGATTCTCGACTTAGAAGACCTGCTACCAAGGATTCCAAGTGATTTTATTCTTAAAAGTGTAAAAAAGCAGGAACTTGATGATGCTGAAGTTGATCTTGTTTCTAAAATCAATATTGCAGTAGACAATGCAATTACTCCACTTCCATTGGGTATTAGCGCAATTGGAGAGCTTCTGGCTCACAGTGCAGACCAAGTTGATTCAGACACTATTCAAAACATCGGATGGTTGATCGAAGCTCTTGGACGCCAAATATTCGCTTTATCTAGTCTCCAAGAGGTTAGCAAAAGTGTGTTAACTGCTGACAAGGGATTAAAAGGTGGAAAAGGAGGGCTAATGTCATGAGCAATGTTTCTGTTTTTAACTTCAATGAAAATAAAGTTCGTACCATTGTAAAAAATGATGGTGAGATTTGGTTTGTTGCGGTAGATGTTTGTAAGGCTTTGGAAATCAGCAATACAACTGATGTATTGCGGAGATTAGATGCGGATGAGGTGAACCTAGTTTTAATCGAGGGTCGTACACCGACAGGTGGAAACATTGAAACGCCTACAAATGTTGTTAATGAGTCTGGTTTGTACTCATTGGTTTTAGGTAGCCGCAAGCCTGAAGCTAAGCAGTTTAAAAAATGGGTCACTTCTGATGTCTTGCCAAGTATCCGTAAAAATGGTGGTTATATTTCTGGACAGGAAAATGATGATCCTGAATTAATCATGGCTAAGGCTTTGCAGGTTGCTAATAATGTGATTCTACGCAAGACTCAAGAATTACAACAAGCACAGATTGAGCGTGACTTTGCAATTGAAACTAAAGCCCATATCAGCAACAAGAAAACAGCTACTGCAATGGCAACTGCTTCTGTTAAAAGTCGTCAAGCTGAGAAGTTGAAAGAGCAAATCGGTGAATCTAAGAACTATGCTTCAGTGAAGGCGGTTGAAAAGGTCGCAGGTGGTAAATACAACTGGCGTGAACTTAAGAAATGGTGCTTAGCCCATGGCAAGAAGATCAAAGACATAGCAGATGCTAATTATGGATCTGTAAAGATTTACCATAAGGATGCATGGAAAGCGGTTTACGGAATTAATCTAACTGACTACTTTGCCGCTTAACCATATAACAAAACCTATGCTATAAATACCCTCATATTTGAGGGTATTTTTATGAAAAAGATAATATTTATAGGTTTGGTGATTTTAACGAGCGGATGTGCTACGACTGCAAATTTCTTTGAACTAACACCAACACAAACAAGTAACGATGGATATTGGACTGGTGCACATTCTAATGTTTCTGTTGCAACTTTGAAGTTAAATCAAGATGGTACAGGTGTTATTTGCCAAGACTATCAAGGTGAAGCAAAAGTTCAATCAATCAAGAAAGTAGGCAATAAAGTTTATACACAAGATGGATCGTTTTGGACTATCAAAGCTGAAACTAGCACGAATCTCGAGCTAGCTTATGGTGCAGGTGGTAGCTACAAGTTAATCAAAGATGACCAGAAAACTAATATTTCACCAGCCTGTAAGACTAAATTAGACTAAAAATTAGTATCAAAAAACCCGACCTAGTGTCGGGTTTTTTATTGCCTAGAATTTGGAGAATGAAATGCCTGAATCTGTAAGCCGCTTGGTAATTGTGGTCGATGCCAAAGATGGCAAAAAAGAAGTCGATGCTTTAGATAAGTCTCTAGGTAATGCTGAGAAACAAGGCGATAAGACTGCAAAATCTATTAAAAATGTAGGCCAAGAGACAGGTAAAACTACTGATTTATTCTCCAAATTTAAGGAACAAATTAATTCATCTCTAGGCAATACGCGCATTGGCTCAGTTATTGGTGATGTCACACAGAAAGTTACAGCATTGAGTGGAAGTGTGGGTATTGCAGCAGCAGGGCTTGCAGGATTAGCAGTTGGTGGCGCAGCAGTTGCTTTTGCTGGGCTGTCTGCATTGGCAATTCAAACTGCAAAAGCAGATGCAGAGATGATTGTCTTAGCAAATAGGGCGAACACTAGCACACAGAACTTTCAAATCCTTTCACATGCTGCTGAACAGCTTGGTATGTCACAAGATGGTTTGGCACAGTCATTAGCAGATGCACAAGAAAAACTTGGTGAATTTACTGCTTCTGGTGGATCAGGTGAGGCAGCTGACTTCTTTGATGCCCTAAAAAACAATACCAAAATGACTGATGCAGAGATTCAAAAGTTTGCTAAGACTTTGCAGGGTAAAGATGGTATTGAAGCGCTTCAGCTAATGAAAGATAAGCTTGATAGTGTTGGGGCATCTGCACAAGAACAGAGATTTGTATTTGAAAGTTTAGGTAATGATTTAGGTAATTTACTTCCATTGTTTGAAAATGGAGGGGCTTTATTAGATCGTTATGGAGAGGCATTAACAGAAGCGGGGATTATCAAAAGCAAAGAAGCTATTGAACAGTCTCGACTGCTTGCTGCTCAAACTAAGTCAGTTCAAACACGTTTTGAGGGATTTAAAACCCAATTAGCATCTCAGATGATGCCTGTCTTGAACTCACTTTTAAGTAGTTTCTTACAAGGGGCTGAAGATGGTGGCCAATTTGGTTCTGTAATTCAATCTGTAGGTGTAATTGCTAAGGGTGTAGCAGTAGGGATTATTGGGCTAGCAAGTGCAATTCAGGTTGTTATACGACTAATTCAAGGCTTTGTGGAGCAAGCAGCAAACGTTGGCGCTACTTATGCAAATGTTATGACAGCTGATGGAGTTGTTGCTAAAGGACAAGCTCTAGTAAATGGTTTTAAAAATGGCTGGTCTATCGCCAGTGATACTGTAAATGATTCAGTAGCAACCATTAAAGGCTCAATGAAGTCAATGAATGATGTGCTCGATGCATCAGTACCTAAACTTGATAAGCTTGGTCAGTTGTACTACGACACCAGTGGTGCAATAGATAAAACCAACAAGGGCCTTAAAACAAACGCAAAAGAAGCTAAAGATGCAGAGAATGCTGCAAAGAAAGCTGCTCAAGAGTCGAAAAAGCATGCTCAAGAATTAGAGAAGATCAATGAAGAACGTCTCAAAATTCAGTATGAATACTCTGATAAATCCAAACAAATTGAAATGGATTTGCAGAAGGAAATTGAGCGCTTACAGAAATACGGCATGACTCAATATGTCTCTGTAGCGATACAGAAAGCGAATGATGCAAAACTCATTAGTGATGCTCAACTTGCTTATGATCTTTATTCCTTCAAGATGAATGAGCAAGAGAAACTTAACGCAAAAACTAAGATTGAAGGGCTCAGAATTCAGAAGAGTCTTGAATATAACGCTGAGGAAAAGAAGTCTCGTTTAAAAGCCTTAAAGGAACAATACGATTATGAAACTAACCTAATCAATCTTGCTGCTGAACAAAGAAAACGTGCTTACGAGCAGACTTATAGTAATTCACTAAGAGATATTCAACAGGCTAGAGCGCTCTTAGCAGCACCCAAAGGTGAACGTGAAGGTTTATCAACGCAGTTCGGGGAAAGTAATGCAATGTCTGATAATGACAATGCATTATTGAATGAACAAGATAACTTAAAAGCAAAACTAGCCAAAGGTGAAATTCTAACTCTTGAATACAACAAGCGTATTGAGGATGCTGTTAGGCTCCATGAGGAGACCAAGCATAAGATACAAGAGGAATATGCACAGAAATATCAAGATTTGCAGAAGGGTCAATATGAATCTCAGTTGCAAATCTGGTCCAGTCTTTTAAATCAAGGACAATCTGTGTGGTCTAATTTAACTCAATCAGTAAAGGATGCAAGTGGAGAACAGTCTAAGAGATACAAAGCTATGTTTGCTATGCAGCAAGCATTTGCCATTGCCTCAACAATTGTTTCTGCTCATTTAGCAGCAGCAGAAACTACAGCAGATATTACACTTCCATTCGTTGGAAAAATACCAGCAGCGTCTGCAATCTTGGGCTTTGGATATGCTCAAGCAGCAATGATCGCAGCACAAACAATCGCTGGCTTCTCTTCAGGCGGCTACACAGGAAACATGGGCCGAGGTGATGTTGCCGGTGTCGTTCATGGTCAGGAATATGTATTAAATGCCGCAGCTACTAAGAGAGTAGGCGTTGATACATTGAATGCCATTAACTCTGGTCAATCCTTTGGTAGTTCTGGTGCAACTGTCCTAGAACCAATCGTGAATGTCTATGTCATGGAAGGTCAAACTGCTGACGTGACTAGAAATGACGATGGTTCTTTAGATGTTCGCATTAGGCAGATTGCTGGCGAAGTTGCGGAGCAGGTTTTCCTACAGGGAATTCAAAACCCTAATAGTAGAATCAGCAAGGCATTCAAGCAAAACTACAATGCAACACCTAGACGGCAATAATTGGTAGCCACTTCGGTGGCTATTAAATTTATTCTTTGATAGATTCTAATCTTCTTAATTAAACTTTATGGAAAAGAAGAATGAGTAGAAATGATACTAATTTATTGATAAAAGCAATTTCTGAAAATGCACATAGAGAAGATGATTATCCAGATTTCTATGTGACAGTCGGGGTTGGTGGCAGCGTAATTACTGGTACTGCAATCAGTGAAGAAGAATTTTTCGAACTCGAAGAAAATTCACTTTGGAAGGAATTCTTTTATTCCCATATCAAAGAGCCAAGAGAAGAGATAATTAAAAAGTTAGATGATGGTGAGGAAATTAAATTTCCAGACTCACTTAAAGAACATTTTTTGTATCTTAAAGATGCAAAATATATTCAAAACTCAAAATTGTTCCCAGCTGCGGGCAGACCATTAAGTATTCAGATCCGTGTTTCTGATATTTCAACTTTAAGCCTTGTTGAATTTTGTCAGGGCAAGCCTGCTGATGAGCAAAACACTTAATTAAAAGTACAGGCATAAGAGAAGAACTTTCAATGGCATTTAAGAAAAGCCGTTAGAAGTAGGACGTATAAGAGAGAACAAGCGAAGAGCTGCCTATGGGCGGCTTTTTTATTTGGATCTCAGAAATTACCAAAAGCATTTCTAAAAAACAAAACCCCGAGAGTTCACAGCTCTTGGGGTTTTTGTTTCCAACCCACAAACCAGACTTGAGGATCAGAACATAGATGAATTTTAACCTAAATGTACAGGTTGATAAAGTAATGAATAAACTTTCAGACAGTAAAGCATTAAGAGTATGGACTTACATTATGGTCCTTGCATTCTTAATTGGAATTTTGATCTGGCAAGCAGCGCCAATATTGACAGCAATTTCTAAGTTGATTGAGGTATTGAAATGAAAGCATGGCGCTTTGTTGCGATCCTTATCACTTTGATTATCTGTACATATCTTTGGAAAATGTAATGAAACTAAATATTTAAACCGACCCTAAATGAGGTCGGTTTTTTTATGAGGCAATTATGAACACATTAAAATATTGCTCAACACAAGAAGGCTATTCTGTCGCATTCCAAAGTGGGGTAGTTTCTCAGGAGTTAGACGGTGGAGCACCACGTAATAGAAGGCTGAGTAAAAATAGTTTTCACACTGTTAGTGTTCAATGGAAGGTACCTGAAGCTGGATTTCAATATCTTGATGCGTTCTATAACGTTTGGTCTGAGACTCCTGGTCAAAGATTTAATGCTTCACTTCGGGTAAACGGACCTGAGTTTAAGCCATACGAATGCTTATTTGTTCCAGATAGCTTCCAACTAACGAGCATACAAGGCCCAGTTTACACTGTGACAGCTCAATTACGAGTTAAGCCTATTGTAGATTCGGAGCTAAACAAGATTATTGTTGAGACTGGGAATGGTGGGGAGGACTTAGCATCGTTATTCAACCCACTCGAAAAACTGGTAAACGACGACTTGCCAAGAGCCATGGAGGGTATTTAGATGCCTGACTATACATCATTCTTTTTAAACTCAAGCAGTGGCGTGGTGCCATTAGAGTGCGTTGAGATTTCGCATCCTGACTTTACTGAGCCTTTCCGCTTCGTCAAAAACGATACAGAAGGTGTGACTGTAAAGCATGAGGCAACAGGGCCGGATATTCCATATGAATATCAACCTATGTCAATTCAGCGTTCTACAGTCACAAACGACCTTGACCAGAAGCTTAGCTTAACCATTGCTGATGTAGACGATGAACTAATTAAATCGGTCGTATCTGCTCGGTTAGGCACCAACTGGAAAGTTAGGCCATCAGTCAAATGGCGGTTGTATCGTGATGATGACTTAACTGCCCCAATGGTGTCTTTACAGACATTAGAGGTTGCCACTCTATCTAAAGATGGCTCTGGCAACTGCACATTTGATGCTCAGGCGCCAGAACTTAATAGCGTGAAGACTGGTGAGATTTACTCTCTTGAGCGATTCCCACTGTTGCGGGGCATGATATGAACCTAGACCATCTCCATAATCGAGTCTGGACCAAAGATTACACTTGCAACGACTTCCTATGTGAAGCATGGGAGATTGTTACAGGCGAGAAACTCAAGAAAAGATTAATGGCTTTTCTAAATGGCAAAGGCAAATTCACAGAGTTAGATGTTCCCGAATCGCCCTGTATTGCCTTTTTCTCAAATGGACCAAGAAGCTCAACACATGTTGGGCTTTTTTATTGCGACAAGGTTTTGCATTTATCGGGAAGAGGTGTGCAGTACATCCCTTTAGAGATTATAGAAATGAATTTTAGGGAAGATACGAGGTTCTACAAATGAGCTTAAAAAAAGTCGTAATCATCCCTAAGCCTTATAGTGATGAGGGAAGATCTGAGGCTTATGTTGAAGATGTTGTTGCGTATCTATTCCAACAATTTTCTATATGGCCTGAGCATGCAAGGATCTATCATAATCATATTGCTGAGTCATGTGATGTTACTCCAAACAACCCTAGAACTATTAATTCTCAGATACAGCACTTACAGTCATTAGAGGGTGAGTTCTATGTAGTAATTGAGCCAGAATGGTTGCAGTTCGTCTATTATGCAATCGTAGCCATTATGGCGGCATACAGTATTTACACTGTTTTAACTATGCCGAAGCCACAGGCGCCAACTGTAGGTTCATCAAATAACGAATTATCGCAACGATCCAACCAAGCTCGCTTAAATGCCCGTATTCCTGATATTTTCGGAAAAGTCCGTTCTTATCCGGATTTAATCGCGCAAACCTACACAATTTATAAAGATGGCATCGAAATTGAAGAATGCTTGATGTGTATTGGTCGCGGATACTTCCAAATTTTGGATATGCGAGACGGTGACACAGATGTAGCAAATATCGCAGGCACATCAGTATCAGTTTATGACCCGTTCACATCCATTGTTGGAACTCCGATTTACCAAGTAGGCGAGGCATTTACGGAACTTCCAAAGTTTGTAAGAACTTCTGCATCTATTAATGGTCAGACTATTGAGCTGCCAAATAAAGCAGTGCTTGAGTCGAGTAATGTGTGGTTCCAAAGTCCGAACCTTATTAAAGGTGCTGGTTTAGACTTCACACAATATTTTGCAGCAAATGACCGTGTTGCCTTAAGTGGTGCTGTGTATGGTGTTCAGGATGTGAATCTTTCAGGTTCAATCATGGTCAATGAAGACAAGATGGTTATCATCGAGTCATCGACCAATATTGATAATCCGAACTTGTTTAAGGGATTGCAGCTCACTGGTGCATTAGTTGATATTGTGACTGTGACAGGAACGCCACCCGATGAAGTAACTGAAATTAATACGCGCGACTTATCTGGTCAATATATTGTTTCAGGTGTGACAAAAACAGTGATTACAGGTGGTTTTCATTATGAAATTACCTTATCAAACCCTGAGAAGGTCAATGCTAACTGGCAGTATGTTAATAACAGCTACACTATTACAGCAGGGGCATTTCTAAACCGAAATTCAAATTCAATAACTCTTGATGACACTTACACAATCAATAGTGTGACCGCCGATACGATTGCTTTAGTCAATCCATCAGCCATCAACAGCGATTGGGATAAACTGCTTACACTGCCTAACCAAAGCACACAAGGGCAAGACGTCTTAGTCCGGTTTGATGCTGTAAGCAATAAGTATGTTGGTTGGTTTAACTTCGATATGCCCGAAGCAACACAAGCAGTATTTAACTTCTTTTTCCCAAATGGTCTGTTTTACCAAGACAGTAAAGGCGGTGTATGGGAAGAGGGAATCACTGTAGTCATCGAGTTACAGGCAATTGATAGCAAAGGCGATCCGGTTGGCTCAATCACAACGATTAATCAAGGGATTCGAGCTAACAACAAGTCTCAGTTTGGCAGAACGATTTACATTGATCTGCCAACTGCTGGTTCGTTCCGGTTCCGCTTAAGCCGTACTACAGCAACACAAGCAGGTAAAACCCAGGACACTTGCAAGATTAAGTCTGTGTATGGGATGGCAGAATCAAATATTAGCGATTATGGCAATGTAACTATTGTTCGCTCTCGAACTGTAGCTACTGACGGGGCTTTATCTATTAAAGAACGTAAGCTCAATTGCTTGGTAAATCGCAAACTTCCTGTTGATGGAACAGGGCCTTTACAGGCTACACGTTCAGCCGGGCAGGCGCTCATCAATCTAGCACTAGATCAGTACATTGGCCGCCGAACTAGTGCAGAGGTAGACATTGCTCAAATCAATGCTGAGATTGCCAAAGTTAATGCTTATTTCGGCTCAGAACTTATGTCTGAATTCAATTACACCATTGATGACGACAATCTAAGCTTTGAAGAAATCGCGGGGATGGTTGCTAGTTCAGCATTCGGTGAGCCGTACCGGTTCGGAAGTCTAACCCGTCTCAAGTTTGAGCAACCACAAGAAAACGCTGTCTTGCTTTTTAATCATCGCAACAAAGTGCCTTTAACTGAAAAAAGGTCATATACGTTTGGTGTGCAGAAAGACTATGACGGGGTAGAGCTTGAGTACACTTCAGATCTTGACGATGCACGTGTTAAGTACACCATTCCTGAAGACATTACGCCTAAGAATCCGTTGAAGATCACGACAACCGGTATTCGAAATGAAGCGCAAGCTAAAACCCGAGCATGGCGTGAGTGGAACAAGCTTCAATACAAATATGTGTCTTGTGAAATGGAAGTCTTAGACGAGTCTGAGCTATTGATTCGTAATGACCGTATTTTGGTGGCAAACAACACGGTTGTAGACACTCAAGATGGAGAGATTGAATCAGTTGATGGCTTGATAGTTAAAACTTCACAGCCATGCACTTTTGAGGCAGGCCATGACTACTACATATATCTTCAAATGTCTGATGTCACTGTAGATATGGTGCCATGTACAGCAGGGATTGATAAATATCATGTTGTGCTTAGCCGCCCACCAGTTCAGCCTTTAGTTGTTGCTGCCGATCGATATGTGAAAACACTATACACATTAGTTCGAGCTGATCAATCAGAAGCACAGGCATTCATGCTTGAAGAACTTACCCCTCAAACTCAAATGACAAATACGCTTAAGGCTTCTAACTACGATGCCAGATTCTATGAGCGTGACCATGACTTTATTTAATTAATTAACAGAAATCCAAGCCCCTTTATTGGGGCTTTTTTTATGCTTGGAGAAAAGTAATGGCTGACGAAATCATTACTCGGGAAGAACTTGTAGATGCTAAAGCTGATGCAAAAGACTTAGGTGAGTGTGTTAATGGGAATGAAACTGGAATTGTGACTCCACGTTATGGTGATCCTTATCCAACACTGCCTGCTGCAATACAAAAGATTGAAAGCGTTGGCGGTCTGGTATCTGCACCGAATCTAACAGCTTTACAGGCCATTACACCAATCTATAACCATCAACTTGGTTTAGATGAGAGCACAGGCAACTTATATCGTTGGAACTCTTTAGCTACCCCTAGTCCTCAGTGGGTTGCAACAGGGCGAAACTATATTAATGACGCAAAAACTTATGCAGATCAGCAAGATTTAGTGATTGATGCTAATGCTAAGCGTCATGTGCAAATACCTAAAGAAGTATCTCAGCTTCTTATTAATAAAAGCCCTGACATTACGCAACCAAAGTTTGGTGATATTACAACAGGTGGGACAGCCAGCGGTGTTGCCATTGGTACATACATACTAATTAACCCAGCAGCGACAACTACCACAATAAAAAGAATTTCTATTCTCTCAAGCATTACGTCTGGTGATGTAGAGATTAGAAAATATTCAAAATCTGGCACTACTTTTACAATGCTAAGTAGTATCGCAACTTTACATGTAAGTAAGGTTGGGATAAATGAATTTGGGGTAAATGACTTTCTTCCTTTTACTGTTAATGCTGGTGAGTATTTAGCTGCCACAGTAAAAACAGCAGGGGCAATGGCGCTTATTGGGTCTTCTACTAACGATGTTTATTATTCAAATGCATCAATTGGTACAGATCCAATCACCGGCACCACTGGTAAATTTAATCTTAAGTTTGCTTTTTTTGATACAAATGGATCTGAAAGAGCGCAGGCTTTTATTGATCATTTGGAAAGTGTATCTAATGAGTCTGAGGTTAACTTTGATAATATTCTTGTAGATTATGCTGGTAATTTGGGGCTTTCTACTACTCCATCAGAAAAGCCAAATACCAATAATGGTATTGGACATATGTGCATCGGCAAGCCAGTAACTGGGTTTGGCTCGGTTAGCCAAGTTGAAGTTTATTCAGCTTCTGCTGGAACTGCTCAAATTGGGGTTTATTCTAAAAGCGGGCAGATATTCACCAGAAAACGCTATAAAGATATTACCTTGTCAGCTGGCTTAAATACTATTCTCTTAGATCTAGCTGTTGGAAATGGCGATTATATTGGTATTCGTACAAGTGTTATTGGTCAGGTTGAGTATGAGAATAACACCGTTGGTCACGACGGTATGTACTTATCTACTAATAATACAAATCCAAACAGTTTTACATCCAGTACTTCATCTCCGCTGACAGCTTATGCATATCAACTACGCTTCACACTTGCATTGAAAATGCTTTCGAGTGAAGCAGCGCAAAAGCCTTGGATTGGGAAAAAATATGTAAGTTTTGGTGATTCAATTACTTGGTATAATGGTCGAACTTTTTACCCGTCTCATAATGAAGCAGGTACTATTGCTAAAGGCTATCAATCTTATATTGTTGATGCACTTGGTTGCACACTAGATAATCAGGGTGAATCTGGGTGGACTATGCCGGGTATTTTTGCATCAAGAGTTAACACATATAATTTTAGCGATGTTTATGCAGTAACGATTACTGCTGGTGCGAACGACCATAAGAACTCAGTTCCAGTAGGAACTGTTCAATCAATTGGCTCTGCTTTCAATCTCTCTAGCTATGCTGGTGCATTGCAAGCATCAATTGAAAAGATCATTAATTCAAATAAAGATACGAAGATATTTCTCATCACCCCAATCCGTGGCTGGTACTCTCAAGCTACAGCGGACGCAATTACAGGAGAAATGCAAGGCGTTAAACTTCTGAGTGTTCGTTACGCAGATGTTATGAAGGAGATCGGCGCACTCTACGGCTTACATGTTATTGACTTCTATAATGAAGTTGGATTTAACGATTTAAATAAAAATACTTTTCTTGGGGACAATGCTCAAACAGAAGCTGAAAATTATTTGTTGCATCCAAACAATAAGGGATATCAAAGAATGGGTGAATTAATTGTTTCGAAATTGAAAGGCTTTTGATTCACCCAACAAACCACCGTAAGCCCTAGCTTTTAATAAGTTAGGGCTTTTTTATTGCCGAAATCAGGGGGAAGGCACATGCAAGAGCATGAAAAAACATTTCTGACCTTAGTCATTCTTGGAGGGCTTATTGGTATGAGTAAGCTGTTAGTTTCAAAAGAACCTCTTTCAATCAGACTGTTAATCGGGCGAACTATTCTTGGTTCGGCATCTTCTTTAGTTGCTGGATTGGTATTACTTCAAATCCCTGATATTTCAACCATTCCCTTAATTGCCATTGCATCTGCTTTAGGTATTTTAGGTTCAACATTTATTGAAGAATTTCTTAAAAAGAATGCACCTAAGTGGGGTGGATAATGAGCTTAAAATTATCTTCCTCACAAATCGCTGTGCAGGCTAAAGCTTTGGGCATTGAACCAGCCGCTCTACAAGCTGTCATTGATGTCGAATGCAAGGGTAGTGGATTTAATCAAGATGGCACGCCAGTCATTTTGTTTGAGCGTCATGTGATGCGTCAGCGCTTAATTGCAAATAATAAAGCAAAGATAGCCGATGAAATGATGCGCAAACGCCCTGACCTATGCAGCAAAACATCTGGCGGCTATGGTCTATATTCTCAGCAGCATGCAAAGCTTAATGATGCTGCTAAATTTGACCGAACTAGTGCACTTGAATCATGTTCATGGGGGATCGGTCAGGTGATGGGGTATCACTGGTATTCACTTGGCTACCCATCATTACAAGCTTTTATTAATGCTATGTATAAAGATGAGGCCTCACAGCTTGAGGCTATGTGTCGATTTATCAAAGTAAATGGCTTGGTAAATGCATTGAAGAATAAAGACTGGAAAGCTTTTGCACGAGGTTACAATGGCTCAGCTTATGCTAAAAATAATTATGACGTTAAGCTTGGCAATGCTTACAAGTTGCACAGCTCACACTATTAATAGTAATGTGAATGTCTCGATTTGTGTAAGGGCTTTGTGATGTCGCAAGTCATGATCATGGTTTCGGAAGCGGGCAGGATGGAGAATACTTGTAATCTACCCGCTGATTTAGATAAGAACGGGAATGTTCTTAAAATCTATGACTACTCATTAAAAGAGCTGCCAATTAATTTAGATGGCACTGTCACTTACAACGGTAAAAGATGGACCTTTGATAAGAAGCAAAGTTTTTGA